AGTATAATGAGCTACTCGCAAGACTTATGTACCGTTGGTCGATCTGGAGCCTTTCAAGGGCAGGTGTTTGGGCTTTCGGCAGGAAGAACGGTTAGAGATGAGAACTGAGAAAGGCTTAAATTATCTAAGTATCTCTATGACACCGGGATGAAAGTGGCAGCAGTATCCGTATTATGTCTTGATAGCAGGGTTTTCAAAGCCATGGAAATGGCGGGCACCCCTTGCCCTTATTTTGGAAAAATAGGCGACGAAGCAAAGACAGCTTGGGCAGCTAATCCTAAAGACAGACCTGATTACAAAGAAGCCAAGGCCAGATATGTTTCCATGTGTGCAGGAACTCTGAACGCCTCTGGACAAAAAAAATCAAGGGGTACTTGTAGACATGAATTTGACAAAGGTTCTTAGTGCGTGTTTTTTATTATTGTTTTGTAATAATGCCTTAGCGGAGTTTAAGGATTGGGATAAAACAGACAAGCTTTTGTTTGGAAGTTATGTTGGGTTAAATGTTATTGATGTTGGACAAAGTTTTGATATTGTACACTGTCAAAGAATAAACCCTAATTGTAATATAATAGAACGAAACCCTATTTTAGGCTCTCATCCTTCTAAAGAAAAAATTGTTTTATATAAAGCTGCTTTTATGGGGGCTACTTATGTAGGATTAAATAATACTAATCCAAAAACTAGAAGAACAGCTTTGCTAATTATTAATACTATAACACTAGCTAGTGTAGTAAATAACCACAACATTGGCTTACGTTTTAATATTAGGTTTTAAGATGCTTAAAAAAATAATGTGTGTCTTAGTTTTATTTAGTGCCAGCTTAACGGCAAACGCTACTTATATATACGAGGCAAACCAAAGCCTTTTTAATCTAGTCAATGAACAAAACACTACTAATATGGCAGCCAGTGATGATGGTGTGTCCTCTGTTTTTAATTTAGATTTTACGTTTACTTTTTATGGCGAAGATTTTACTACTACACGAATGGCTACTAATGGGTGCTTACATTTTGGGTCGTCAGGAGGCTATTGTAATGACTACACACCTGATCCTTTACCTGAGATTACATACACCCTCTATCCTTTCTGGACTGATTTAATACGAGACAATGGCTCTAGTGTTCTTGCTAAAAACTTTAGTGATAAGACTGTGTTTGGTTGGTATAACCTTCGTGAATACAATAGAAGTAATACAGATAATAGTTTTGAAGTAGTTCTTTGGAAGTCAGACGATAGTTTTGAGTTTAGGTATGGCGCCCTCAATATTATTAATCACGATGTATTAATTGGTGAGCAGGGAACAGCGGACGAGCTCTATACTTATTTGTTCCATGATGAATGTAATGTGGGTACAACGAATGTAGCTGGTACTTGTGTTAATACAAACTGGAACGATACTTCTTTTAATACTCTATTAGAAAACGGTGGTTCTTTATATGGTATAGGGTCTGGAAACGCTCTCGATTGCACCGACCCCTTAAACAACACCGCTTGTGCCGGATATGCCGCTGCGTACTTGACACAACAGTGTGATCTGGACGGTTTATATTCTACTCAATGTCCTAATTATTGGGACGATTTATTTGATTATGAGTGCTCATACGACTCACAGTATTCCCCCGCGTGCCCGGGCTATAGAGTCGAAACTTTTGAGCAAGAGGCTTACTATGAAGACGACATGTATGGGTATGATGATTACGAAGAGGCTATGTACGGGTATGACGCCTCGTATTACGAAGAAGAGTATTACTATGAAGAAGCCGTGTTCACCGCTGTTCTACAGGCAATAGATTATTATGAGGAAGAGCTTTATTATGAGGAAGAGCTTTATTATGAGGAAGAGCTTTATTATGAGGAAACACTGTACTTTGAAGAAGAATACTTTGAACTGTTTGAAGAAGAATACTTTGAACCGCTTGAAGAATATTTTGAGCCTTTTGTAGAAACGTATCTTCCTTTAAGTTTCGCCGAAGAAGAGCTCTATATAGAGCAGGTATATGAGGAAATACTGTTGGTAGAAGAGTATTATGAAACAGACTACGATCTTCCTATACTAGAAGACATTCTGTTAGAGCACTTTGAACACGAAGAACTTATCGAAGAGACTTTTGAAGAAGAAGGTATTGAATACCTAGAGTTTGAAACCATAGAAGAATTGGAGGAATGGGTTGAACACGAAGAAAGCGAAGAAATATTGGAGGAAGCTGTTGTTTTATCTGCTGATGAAGATGGAGATTTGGAGGATAGGGAGGCAGTTGAAGAAGAGAGCCAAGACCGAGAGGAGGTTGTCGAAACTGCTGTCGCAGAGAATGAAACCAAAAAGGACAACAAAAAAGCTGAACAATTAAATGTTGTTGCTAATACTATTAGAGCAGCGAGTAATAGTGTAAGCGGTACAACATCTGGAACGTCTGCACAAGCCACGGGAAACTCCGTTGCTTCTGGAGGAACAACGGCTGTTTCTCAAACATCTGCGGTCAGTTCTTCTGTTTCTGGAGGCACGGTGAGTATTGATAGTTCACCAAGTATTTCGGCGCAAGTTGCCAGCTCAGCCCAACAAACCCAAGAAATACTGTCAATGAGTGTAGCAGAGGTAGGGGGCTCTTCTTTTAATGAACAGCAGTCTATGAGCATAGAAGTGGCAACGGTGGACCAAGGAACAGTAACGACGGAACAGGGACCAGGGACCACGGACAGTTCAATAACTGTTTCTTCTAATAACACAGGCGTTAGTGAGACAACGAGCTCTTCGGAAAGCACGGCCACAGGTTCTGTAGAAATTATTGTGGCGGGGACACAGAATATAGGCAACGAAACTCAAGACATGCAGAATCAAATAGACGCGGCAGTTTCAGAAAACACAGTAGAAAGCGAGGCCGACCAAATTGCCAATCAGATCGTGGCCCAAAACATACAAAACCAACAAGAAGAACTAGAGCAAGAGCAACAGGAAACAGGGGAATACGGTGATTCTAGCCAACTTGTTGCATACATGGGGTATGTCCCCGGCTTTAGCGCATACAGGCAAGTAACTCTAGCTGATGCGTCCGATTGGTATGAACCAAAAGCAATTTATGGTAATGTATCTATACCGGACAATAACTCGGCATTTGTTGGTTTATATGGCGAAAGTTTAACTGGAATGAAAAATTTAATTGGTTTGCAGCCAAAGTTATAGGAGGAAAAGATGGACTGGTTTCAATCAAAAGCGGCACAGATCATAGGTTTGGTTTCTATTATAGGAACACTAGCAGGCTTTGGCTACACAGGCGCTACCTATGTCAACAGGATAGAAAATTTAGAAAACAAGATAGCTAAATACATTGAAGAAACAGACTCATTAGCAGATCAATTAGTTGACTTAGAAAAACAGGTAGTAACAGTTGATGAGCAGATCAAGTCGTTGAATGTAGAAACACAAGATTTAAGCCCAATTAAATCGGATATTGTTGCTTTACAAACAAGTGTTGCGGGGATTAATGCGAGCGTAGACATAATCTATGCTGATGTGCAGTCCTTAAAGAATATTAACGATAACCCTTTAGCTAATTGAGGTGAATGATGAATGACGGATATCCAAGCGGCAGGTTTGGCGGAGACATGGACAGAAATGAAGTTGAGATGGACCTCAATAAGTTCATGGCCATGGTCCAAGAAATTGGAGAACTTAAAGATAAAATAAGAGACCTAGAAGATGTTAAAAACAACAACCCTTATCAAAAAGTTATTTTTATAGCTCAAGCTGTTGATTCCTGGCGTATTTTTCCACGAGCGTTTTTAACGGTTTATATCTTTTTATTGTACTACACAGTAATGTGGTTTATGGAATTACCAGAACCCAGCTTTGAGCAGTCAGGTTTAATATCTATTGTTGTTGGAGCAGGAGCAGCTTGGTTCGGGCTCTATGCAGGAACAAGTGGAAGCTCTAAAAGCTTTAAGGGCGACAAATAATGAAACTGGTTTTGTTTTTAGGTGTGTTGTTGTTGGTGTCTATCTCGGTTAATGTCATTGTTTTTACTAAACTGGACAAGGCAAAGGTAGAGATGCAAACAGCCATCAACAACCAGGCGATACTGGAAAAAACCATTCAGGACCAAAACCAGCAGATCAAACAAGCTCTTGAACAGGCTAAAAAGACGGCTCAACAAATACAAAACCTCAATTCTCAATACTCTGCAAGCCAAGCTCAAGTGACCAATTTGCGTAATAAGTTCGCCAAACATAATTTGGAAGGAATGGCGTTAGCTAAACCCGGTTTGTTGGAAGGCAAGGTCAATAAAGCCAGCGCTAGAGTCCTGGAGAACTTAACGATAATAACCAACCCGGAACAATTTGATGAAGAAACTATTAATAATACCGCTACTACTAATTAACGGTTGTTCCACTTATTCTCTTTTAGGTGATTTAGCCGACAGACAACCGCAGGTAAAGCCTGTAGAGGTGGTTACAGTAGCTGAACGCCCACCGGTTTATCATCCACCGTTACCAGAACCGATTGAATCGGCTCCAATTGAGTGGAGAATACTTTCCCCTGACGTCATGCAGGAATATTTAGCCGCAGTAGAAGCGGGAGAAGAGCCAAGAGTAGCGTATTATGGACTCACTTCTCAAGGCTATGAGAATTTAAGCATGACAATGGGCGAAATTACCCGATATTTAGAGCAAATCTTACATGTTATCGGCTATTATAAAGAAATAGACGAAGAAGAGGAGAAACAATAGTGCCTTACGCTAAATTTGACATGGTGCCAGGAATAAACCGAGAAGGAACCGCCTTTTCCGCTCAGGGAGGCTGGTTTGACAGCAACCTGGTTCGGTTTAAAAAGGGGTTTCCTCAAAAAATAGGGGGCTGGACGAAAGAACAAACCGACACTTACTTAGGAACGGGACGTGCTCTCCATGCTTGGGTGTCTTTAGGTGGCACCAAATATCTGGGGCTTGGAACCACTTTAAAGTATTACGTCAAAGACGGAACCAGCTTCTACGATATAACGCCAATAAGAGCCACCACCTCTGCTGGGGATGTAACCTTTTCTGCGACCAATGGGGACGCTACCATTACTGTAGCAGATACTGCGCATGGAGCAGTTAAAAACGATTTTGTCACCTTTAGCGGTGCTGCTACTTTGGGCGGTTTAATTACTGCTGCTGTTTTAAACCAAGAATATCAAATCGCAACCATTGTTAATGCTAACAGCTACACCATTGAAGCTAAAGACACGGACGGCGATACCGTGACAGCAAATAGTAGTGATTCAGGGAACGGTGGGTCAAGTGTTGTTGGGGCTTATCAGATTAGTGTCGGTCTCGATGAGTATGTTTCTGGTTCGGGTTGGGGAGCTAGTACATGGGGCGACGGAACTTTTGGTTCGGCTTCCGCACTGGCGTTTAACAATCAGTTAAGGTTATGGACACACGATAATTTTGGAGAAGACCTTATTATGAACCCAAGAGCGGGAGATGTTTTTTATTGGACCGAGAACAACGGAACGGGTGTCAGGGCCAAGAGCCTAAGCGATTCGTCTATCGGCGCTAACCTACCCCCAACACTGGCACTGCAAACCTTGGTCAGTGATATTGACCGACACGTTATTTGTTTGGGCGCAGACCCGTTAGATGCTGCGGGAGTAGCTAGAACAAGTGCTATTGATCCCATGTTTATTTGTTGGTGTGACCAAGAAGACATTACCCAGTGGGAGCCTAAGCTTACAAACACCGCTGGTTCACTAAGGCTCTCGGCGGGAACTCAAATTGTTGGCGGTCTTCGCTCACGACAAGAAATACTGGTTTGGACAGACGATGCACTTTACAGTATGCAATTTATTGGTCCGCCTTACACTTTTGGAGTTAATCTAATTAATCAAGGGGTCGGCATGATTTCGCCTAAAGCCGCGGTCAACGCGCCTCCGGGTGTTTTTTGGATGGATCGTTCGGGCTTTTACAGGTATAGCGGAACGGTGGAAAGGCTTCGTTGTAGTGTACACAGCTATGTGTTTGACGACTTTAACCAAAACCAGTCTTTCAAAACGTTTGGCTATCTAAACAGACAGTTCAACGAGGTCGGATGGTTTTATCCTTCGGGAAGTTCCACTGAAATAGATCGTTATGTGGTTTATAACTACCAAGAACAGGTTTGGTATTATGGAGAACTTGTCCGTTATGCGTGGTTGGATGAAGGCGTACAGCCTTTTCCAAGGGCAACTGGAGTAGACACAAACAATTATGTTTATAAGCATGAAACCGGGAACGATGCGGATGGCTCCCCCATGGACAATGTTTATATTGAGTCTGCCGATTTTTCGCTGGACGCTATAGGCAATAGCTATACCCAAATACAAAACGCCATACCGGACGTTCGGTTTTTAGGGGACGGAGGCTCAGATCAAGCGGTTAATTTTGTGTTAAAAACAAGAAACTTTCCTAATGAGACTTTAACAACCAAAAGCACTAATCAAGTAACAGCGAGCACAACTAAGGTTGATTTAAGAGGAAGGGCACGACAAGCCGTGGTTCGCTTAGAATCAGACGATGACGCGTCTTCCGCTGTGAGGCTTGGTGTGGGTTGGCGGCTCGGGACCATGCGACTTAACACTCGACCAGACGGGAGAAGATAGTGGGAAGACTATTAGACACACGTTTACCCACGGCTTTAGGAGAGGTAGACTCGGATTTATTTAACAGGTTGGTAAGAATCCTAGAATTAAACCTACAAGGCTTTGATCCCACGGCAACTTATCAGTATACTAATACAACCCGCGATCAAAACTTGTTTAGTCGCGGAGACGTCATTTGG